AGGGTTCCTGTTTCAACTGCTTTCTTTACAACTTTTAGAGGAACAGGAAGTTTAGTACTAGGAGTCTTTTGAGAAGTAGGTTTCTTATTAGCATCAGTTTTCTTCTTAGCATTAGTTTTCTTCTTAGCATCAGCTTTCTTCTTAGCCGCAGCAGCATTTGCAGCATTTGTAGCCTTCTTGTCGGTAACCGTTTTGCTTCTTAGCTTTCTAAGATTTTTTCTTGCGTCTATTTTTGCTTGTTGGGCAGCAGTACGTTTCTTAGGAGTTTTCTTAGCAGCAGGTTTTTCAGGAGAGTCGGATGTTGTTTTAGGAAAAGTATAACTAATTACACTTCCACCTTTTCCTGATGGTCCTCTACGATTTGGTGTAGTTACTTGAGGTTTTAAACCACCAGCCCGTCCAGGTTTAACCTTTGTTACTTTGCCACCTTTTGCTTCAAACTCTTTAAATGCGTCTTCCAATTCTTTACGATTTTTCGTAGCCATAATCTCTCTCCTTACGAGTCATAGTGGCGTGAAACTTCACGATTACCATCCCACCCAGTACTGGCGGAACGATTAATCTTACCACTCTTTTTAGCTGCACTACCAAATTTACCGTAGGACTCATTTGCACTAGCCTTTAACTGCTTCTTAGTGCGCTTCTTCTTTACACGCATTGCAATAGACTCATCCTTACGATCCGTATAGCCCTGTTCTTTCTTTTTAACCTGACCACCCTTCTTCATATTCTTAGCACGTTTCTTTTCTGACATCGTACCAGAACGAGCTTCTTCAGCAGGGTATAGACCTTGGTGTGACATACGACCTCCACCAGCTTTATTAACAACTTTTATTGTTCCAGGGTGTCCAGAAGCTCTATAATCAATAGACTTTCCAGGTTTCTTTTTCTTTCTCTGAGCACCAGGAAGTTTACCTGCTTCTTCATGGCTTTTAATTTTAGCCCTACTACCTTTACGAGCATCTAAAATTTGTTTTTTAAGTGTACCAGTTAGCCATCCAGCAGCTTTAATAGCTGCATCAGTCATACCTTCAATTCTTTTAAGATTTCTAGGTGACATTTTAATTCCCCTCTCTTGTATAAGTAGTGTTATGATCTATGGGGAAACTTTCACCCTGTGGATATTCATAATCACAAATTGCATAAATAGGGCCATGAACGGCTGGACCCTTCTTAGCAGCCCCAAATCCCTGACCCGTTGGTTTAGCCACGGGTAGTTTTGAATCTTGATATAATGCTTCTTTAGTAGCCATTATGCTTTCCTCCGATTTAACTTCTTAAGTGTTTTAGCAAACCTTGCTCTTTGTCCCATCTTACCTTTTTGTTTAGCAGCAGCATTTAATTTAGAAGCAGGAATTTTTTTACCCTTCTTAACTCCTAATGCTGCACGTAAAGCTCCAGGTTTTTTAATTGCTTTTTTAATATTAAGTTTCTTTTTTTGTGGTGCCATCTTAATCTCCTGTCCTATATTGGACCTACTAATAGCCATTACGTTGATCCCTTTATAAGAGTATCAGGACCACCAGCAGGACTAGCATTAACAGCCATATCATCCTGTCTAGTCCTACGTGCCTGATTACGCAAAGCATTAATATGATACTGATATTGAGCCTCCCATAATTGAGTAGCTGTAGCATCTTTCATAAACAAACAAGTCTCTACCATACAAGCAGAGAACAAAGCATCATAACAAAAATCTGTAAAGTAATTTGAAGTTGTGCCAGTAGAGGTAAGAGTAGTTGGTCTAACCACTGTCATAATCTCACCATTATGTGTAGACGCTGGAGTGGGAGCAATTCTTATCTCAGTATTACCTCTATAAGCATAATAGATTGGAGCACTCGTACTAGCACTTACAGGCCAGAAGTCATTCACAAACTCCATTGTACGCAATAACATATTCTTCCTTGACCCATCTTGAGTCATGGAGAAATTCCTAACGATACGAGTACCACTAGGAATTGTAACAACAGCCTTACCTGATGCGATTGCTATAGATGTATATACGGTTAACCCATGATCGTCTAAGTCAGTGGTAAGTTTATTCTCTGCCTTATTAACAATCTTTGGTAATTGTTCTGTAAATTCTGTGCCATCATTCTCTGCCGTATTTTTTACATCTGTAATCAAATAATCATAATCAGGCATAATTAACCATAGAATACCATAACAACAGAAGCAGAAGTTGGAGCCGATACTTTAATTACCCCTTTAAATTTTACACCCTGCTCACCAAAGTAAGTATCTCTATCACCAGCAAATTTAATGCGAGTTAAAGTCTTGGTTGTATTAACAGAAGTAAAGGTATCAGTAATATTGCAGGTTCCTGTTACAGCAGCCGTAATACCTAGTATACGAGTACCTACTGCAATAACATCCCCCATTCCCCCTGTAGCTGTAGTAGGAACAGTTGATGTTGAAAAGTCTACAAGTTGTCCACTTCCTGTAACCGTTGCTGTTTTAATATTTGTAGCCATGTTGTTCCCTTCATTAAAGTAGAGTGGAGGGAGCTATTAAACCCCCTCCTCTCTTATAGGTCTTAGCTAGAACCAGCCGAACCCACGTAACTACGCCAGTCAGAGAACCCGAAGCTATAACGCTCACGAGCCTTGAAGCGGAGGTTACCTGTGTCGAAGTCAGGTTCCATCTTAGTTTGTAGCGGAACACGCACAAACATTTTAGCACCATTCGGTACATCAGTCTTAATGAAGTACGCATTGGTATCCGTAAACCTACGATTCACCATGAACCCTTCTGGAATCATACCCATGTGACGAATAGCATTAATGTTATTCTGGGCATACGTTCCATCACCAGAGCCACCAGCAATAGTCGTTCCTGGCGAGTGGAGAATCTGATCGGCAGTTGACCACAGATCAGGCGGGATATGCAATGATACAGCATTAGCACCAATAAGAATGTTACGATCATCTTTGATCTTCTGAACACTCGTAATGATGGTTTCTAGTGCAGCTTCCGAAAGGTCAGCAGCAGCAGCTAGGTTAGACTGTACACCGGACGATACGGTTGGGTGCGAAGCACTGAAGAAAGCTGCGCCATCGCCACCAATATAAGCAGGAGCCGTGCTGAAACCGTTATTGAAAACGTCAGCAGCTTTTACCTGTTTGGTGTTCGCCATCGCACGAGCAAGACCACGAGCACGAAGTTTGGAGAACGTATCATAAAGATTGTCTTCCATAGCTTCTTCCGTGACTGCAAATGCAAGGGCCACCGTTTCATTGGTATAACGAGAAACGTAGGTTTCTTGTGCCGTATCGTAGCTGACTGCGGAACCTTCACCTTTTACAGGTGCGGTTGCGAAGCCAGTGAACATTACTTCCTCTTCAAAAGCACGATCAGAATTTTCGACCTCAAAGAGTGCCTCATGTTCATTGTTGACTTCCCCGTACTCAAGACCGAATACGGCATTAAGACCAGGGAGAAGTTCTTTGGCAATACTAGCTCTTGAAATAGCCATTTTCTATCCTCCCTCTTAAATAGGACCAACAACACTAGCAGCAACATCATACATAGCTACTTCATTACGCAGAATCTTAACTGTCATAATCGGGAACGCACGTTCCGTAGCCACATCAATGTCATTACCAGGGATGTCTTCTACTCCAACAGCCTTTACAGGAGCCGTAGCAGCAGTCCGTGTTGACGCTTTCAACCCAAAGCCTGAAACACCTGTAGCGGTATTACCAGCACCCAGAGTCAGTTCAAAGTTTAAGTAGATATCTCCCGAACTACACGAGGCATCAGCCATAATGTTGTACGTCATATCAGGGTCAGCAATAACATTGGCTTGAATATTCGTAGCCGATGTGTTTGCGGGCCAGTACTGATTCCAAGTCGGTACACCATCACTCTCATAGTATACGCCTTGGAATACACCTACTGCATAATCAGCAGCAGCACTAACTGGTTCGATATTACCAAGGCTCACTTTTACAAGATCACCCTTAAACATACTACGGGCATCACCCGAAGCAATTGGCAGTATCTTCATACCAGTACTGTTAGCCGTAGAACCGTAATTACGTGCAGGACGGAATCCACCTAAGACGGAAACTTTAGTATCCATTTTAGTTTTCTCCTTCCATAATCATCCTAGAGTATTAGTCCTGAAACTTAGGACTCTTTCCCCTAGATACAGTTGACTTACTATTATTATAAATGGGCATACGAGAATCATTGTTACTCATTAATTGGCTGTTTACAGCATGCATTAATTCGTTAGCTTTATTCTCATAGTGCTCCCTTCTCGCTATTGCACGACCTTCAGGCATTTTTGCTAGGGCTACATCACCCCGTACAACTGTACCTGCATAGCGACCTCCCTCCTTCACGATGGAGCTTGTTGACATTTCAGGGACTTCATCTGGTGTTACGAACACCCATCCATCTCGTTGACGCTTACCGACATTTTGATAGTCATCTGCACCTCTGATTTGGATTCGTATCCAACGAAGAACCATACCCTGATTTAGAAACCTAACTTTTACCTCTTCTGGTATTGCTAGTGCATCTTCTTCTTCAAAGGTATAAACTTCTTCTCTAGTTTGATTTTCCCTAACTTGTGAACTACGTGATTCTGTACGTGCCATGATTATTGTCCTCCACGCTTACTGGTTGCAACATTAGTATATTCGCCTTCAGCTTTATCAACTTTGAGCTTCTCTGCTGCATATACTTCAAGTGGTATCTGCCATTTGTTAGCAAGTCGAATATCTTCTTGACTTAACTTAACCTTACGGTTACTAGAAGTGCTGGGTGAGCGTGACGTTCCAGCGACCACTTGAGCAGGTGACGTTTCCTGCTGACGGGGTTGTGAATTTTGTTCTTCAGTATTTCCTGAAAACTTATTAGGAAATGTATCCTGAAGTCTCTTATTCACTTCTACATAGAAATCATCTTCAGAAGGATCATACCCTTCTTCTTTTAATTGTTTATCAATTTCTAAAGCTCCGTAAGTCATTATCTGATCTTGACCAAACCAGTCATTTTCAGATGCCCACCTCATTGCTTTAGGTTCAGGTTGAAATTCTTCTTGTTGTTGTTGAACCGTTTGTTGGTTCTGTTGTGTGGTTTCATATTGATCGAAGGCAGTTCGTGCTTCTTCAATCCGTTGCTTTTCAAATTGGGCTTGGTTTAAAATTTCCTGTGCCGATAGAAGCTGTTCCTTATCTCCACCATCGAAAGCATTAAGGTATGCAGCCCTAGCTAATTCAATTTTATCCTCAACCTGTTTTGAACTTAGTTCAATATTCTGTTTAACATTTGAAGCAACTTCAGTTTCTTTTGTATTTAGTTTAGACTGAAGTTGATTATTTTGTTCCATCAACTTATTAATTTCTTCATCACGTTCTTTACGTTGACGAATTAATTTACGTATTCTTTTTTCTGCACCCTGAGTTTCAATTCCTTCTAACTCAGGCTCAGTTTGTTTTGCTGGAGGAGGATCAACAGGTTCAGGAGGTGCGGGTTCTTCCTGTACTGCTTTAACTTCTTCCTCAACTTCAACTTGTACTTCTTCATCTGATGGGATATTAATTTTATTCCATCCACCATCATCTTGATCTTCAACTTCAATTTCTCGTTCTTCTGACATAATCTTCTCCGTTGTTGACGAATCAAACGTATTTACGTCTAATAATTAATATTATACACTACTAAGTGTAGGGTATGCAACTTTTTTTTAATGACTTAAATTAAAGGTAGGGTCTAAGTGTGTAGGAGATGCTACCTTCATTAAAATCTGGTCATCAAATAGTAAAATGAACCGTTGCCCTTGATAGAAGAGTTTCTGTCCTGTATGTTTCCCATAACAGACAAAGTCACCTTCTTCGCACCACGCTCCCTTTGGAAACTTAGCTTGATCTAAGTATGCCAAGTCTCCAACAACTACCACCTGTCCTACGGTT